CACCAGACGATGCATCATATACTACCTTGTTCTTATGACGCGTCATCATATCGCGAAGGTACTGCTCGGCCTTGATCTTTGGTAGGTTACCTACATCGATATAAAAGATACGACGCTCTGGCGCACGTGATATGCGGTAGATAACGGTTGCATCTTCAAGTGCTCTCAATTGATTGAGAGGCTTGATAGCTTGGTGGAGGTATGATAAGACGACTGTGTTGTTAGGATCAAGCACACCCGATGTTACATGAACGATACTGTCAGGAGCGATCCTTAGCCCCTGTACAGCCGAGTTCGTTCCTATCTCACCAGCTTTGTTTTGAAAACCGCGTTCGTTGTATACAAAATACTCTTGATGTGTTTGTGTCGTAGCGAGCGATGTTTGCTTATCGCGCTTACGTTTAATCTCTCGTATCTTCCGCAGCTTACGTGGATCGATGTATCTTAATTCTTTGATACCGTCGGATGGGTTTGTTGTATCGATTACAACGTGGTAGTAAATTCGACCATCAACATACCAACGCTTGAAAATATCAAAAGCTGATTTATTAAAACTGAGCAGGTTCAAAACATTATCGAACTCTGTCGTTATTAGTTTCTTTATGTTCGAAGACAGTTTGACATCGTCAAGGTTAATTTGAACGATTTTTTGTTTGTCTTCAACAATAATTGATTCGTTGAGAATATCATTAATTGCACGCTCCACCTCTGGATGCATTGACATTTCACGATATTTGGTAACGAGTTCTGCCTCTGTTCGTGCAGCACCCTGTAGATCAATGTATGTACCGTAGGCACCACCAGCAGCAACAACAACAGCACCATCGTCAGTGACTTCTGGTGCAAACGAAGGTTGTTTGTCCTGCTCCTTCTCCGAATCCGCACGTCGGATCTCGAAGCCAAAGAAATTTGCCATATTTACTCCATAAAAGAGAGAGCGCCAACCTGGCGCCCGCTCTTATTAAGCTCCGCCACCGTTACCGGTAACGCCACCACTCACTTCCCACCAGTCATACTGGAAGGTTATATTAAATTCTTCAATGGTGTCAGTATCACCCCAGTTGAGGTCTATTGAAGAGACACTCGAAGGGAAGATGCCATTGAATTTGTATGAACGAATTGGTACACCGGTTTTCGAAAACTGTGTTACTTCAGCCGTTGATTTATATAGAAGAGGTGAAGCAGAGCCAAACGAACGTAAGTTGGTTTGGTTAGAGTTAATTCTGCTCGACCATTCTTCCATCGCATTACGGATCAGGAAGTCTTCATCGTTAATCACAGTCACGGACCAGTCGCCAAATGTACGGTCACCGGCAAGTCTAACCTTACGACCGAAGTATGGAACTTCGATAGTTCCGAGTGTAGACTCGGGGATAGAGGTTGCTCTCACCATGAACGGCACTTTAATATCTGCAATGCCGTTCGCTGGATTGGTGAATGTAACTTGGAACAGATTCCCACGAGCACCACCTAGTGCAAGTTGACTTCTAATTTCGTTTACATTAAACGCCATGTTTGTTCTCCTTTTGTTTTATTTATTATTAAAACTGACCGACTACTTCGGAGAACTCAACACCTGTTCTAACAGCAACGAAGTTCAACTGGATAAAGTTGATACTCTTTGCTGGTTTGATATAGATGTCACCAATGAACTCGTTGCGATCAATGACTTCGCCTGTGTTGTTTGTAGTATCGCAAACAACCTTGAAGTCGTAAATACCGCGGCGACCTTGTACGTCACGCAAGAACGGCTCAACAAGGTTACGGAACTGAGCACGTGTAAAGTCGTCGTTAAATTCGAACAGAGTAAATTTCGTTGCTGTTGCAATTGCCTTTTCCAGGACAATAAACAGACGACGAACGTTAATACGGTCAAACGCGCTTGGCTTAGCAAGCAATGTCTTGTCACCGTAAAGAACAGTACCCTGACCAGGGAATGTCACGACAGGGTTAACACCTGCCTTGTAAAGAATGTCGCGGTCGGCTTGACGTGGGTTGAATGCCAGCTTGACAATGTTCTTAACCTGTCCACGGTTGAAACCGGCTGGAGACCACCATGCATCACGCTGCTCGTCTGTACGTACGCATAGACCAGCGACATCGCCGTTCATTGGAACCCAGCGATAGATGTCATTGTACTTGTCGTACTGATATTTGTAACCGGAATCTAGAACGGCATACGAAGTGCTGCGCAGAGAGTTACGGAAAGTTACAACATCGTTTGCTTCATCACCGGCGTTGTTAACAACGTCTGCCTTTTGTGGAGAAACAAACACGACGCAGTCTTTGCGCTTTTCTGCAACATTATCGATTAGGTAGTTGGCAATCTGCTCACCATGCGTACCACCACGCGATACACCAGTTAACACGAGCGACACATCAACGTCTTCTGCAGAAGCAAATAGATCGTACCCTGCAAGGACCGTGCCAACAGCAACGTTATTCTCATCAAGACCATCTGTACCACCTTGCATAGAAAGTGTCAGAGGTGTTGATGTCGATGCTGTTTCAACTGTGGCTGCGGTGGCGCTTATTGCACCAGAACGCTCGTTTGCCCACCAGATGTAATTCGATGTCTGATTGATAACTGTTTGCCAGAAGTTTGTTGCGCCATCTTCTGTCTTAGCATCAGATCCACGAGAAAGAGAAGAGAACACCTCGAGCACAGTTCCAGGAACACCCGTGAACGCACCGTCTTCGTCTGCAACAACAACGTGGATTTCATCAACAGCAGAGGTGTTAGCACCAAAGGTTGATTGATACACCGATGTGCCAGGCGCCTTATCAACGACGTTGAAGTATTCCCACTTACGAGTGAGACCGCCGCTTGTAGTTGTGTAGTCTTGTGCGAGGCTGTAAATGTCTTCCGTAGCGACTGTAAAAGTTGCAACAGAAGATGTGTTTGTAACTGCG